TCGGCGAATCTGTGAAACAAGATATTGGTTATCCTGCGCTATTTGCTAGTCTAGCTGCATTTTTAGCGTGTGGTCTCATGTTTAAGAGATTTCTTAAAAAAGAGCCTACACTTCAAGGTTCTACTACGAGTAAATCTGGCTCTCAGCCAGTTGCTTCGTTGCATGAAAAAACCAATGTTTGGTATAAAGATGATTACGTTTTGAGCACATTTGATGTTACCCCACAGTCTGTTTCATCGAAGAGTATGTCTTCTTCGACTTTCACGAATCTCATTAGTAAATCTTGTGTGCATATTTCGACATCTTTGCCCGGTGGCAATGGATTTAGAAGAGGTAAAGCCACATGTTTGAAGGGTAATTTATATATTACAAATAATCATAATATTCCAGTTATCGACAAATATACTACATTGACACTTGTTTCGATGCCGTGTGTGCATGGTTTAAATGAAAATTTCACCATGAAGTTGACGAATTCTCAGATTGAGCGGTATCCTGAGAAAGATCTTTGTATTATAACTATTTTAAATATTCCACCTAAGAAAGGAATTTACGATTATTTGCCTACTAGAGATTTTAGAGCAACATTTAATGGTTTTTTAGTGCAACTGAATTCTACAGGTTTTCCTGTTGTGAAGAATGTTGACAACATCTGTCGTATAGATAATGCTAATATTCCGACCATTTCAGCTGTTTCAGATGTTTGGGAAGGACGAACCAAAACTCCAACAGTAGATGGTGATTGTGGATCTTTGCTCGTTTCTCAAACAGAGTATGGTTTTGTTATTGTTGGATTTCATATTATGGGAGAAGACGATCACATAGTTTCTATTGCGATTAATAAGGAAATGTTCTCTCCTGTTTTATTATCTCCTATGGCAATTCAATCTAGTGAACCTCTCATTTCAGCAGTGGGTCATATTAGAGTGGTTGGTCCACTACATTATAAAGCTAATGTTCGCTATATAGATAATGGTCTTGCTGCTGTTTACGGATCCTTCCAAGGGTTTCGTGGACAACACAAGAGTAGGGTTGAAAAATCTTATTTGCATGATTATTTAGTTAATAAAGGCTATCCACTTAATTATGGAATCCCGGAGATGAGGTCATGGGAACCATGGAATCATGCTTTGCAAGATTTGACAAAACCTAACATGTTAATTGATAATGATATTGTTGAAATAGTATGTGATTCTTTTTACATGGATTTAAATGCAGGTCTGGGATCTTCAGATTATGATATGCTACATGTATATGATGATATGACTACTCTCAATGGAGCTGCTGGAATTTCTTATGTTGATAAAATTAACAGGAACACCAGTGCTGGTGCTCCCTGGAAAAAAGGTAAAAAACATTTCATGTATGCTATTCCAGCTGTGGGCGAACTATATGACCCCGTGGCTTTAACTCAAGACATAATGGATAGAGTCGACGAGTCTGTGGCTTGCTATCATCGAGGAAAAAGGACAAGTCCTGTCTTTACTGCATCGTTGAAGGATGAAGCTGTTTCACTAGCCAAGGTGGAACAAAAGAAGACTCGTGTTTTTGCTGGAGCACCTTTAGATTTTACTTTTATTGTTCGAAAGTATTTATTGAGTTTTGTACGTTTAGTGCAGAATAGACGTGAATTATTCGAATCAGCTCCTGGTCTTGTTACCCAATCTGAGGAGTGGGATGGTTTATTCCATTATATAACGAAGCATGGTGTCAATAAAATTATTGCTGGTGATTATCGTAAATTTGATAAGACTATGGCTCCTGTGTGGATTATTTCGGCCTTTAGACTGATTGTAAGAATCATGCAGGATTCTGGCAATTTTAGTGAAGATGATTTTAAGGTCGTCAGTGGTGTTGGAATTGACATTGCTTATCCGTTAATGGATTTTAATGGAGAATTGATCCAATTTTTTGGAAGCAATCCTTCCGGCCATCCTTTAACTGTTATCATCAATGGTTTAGCTAATAGTATGTATATGCGATATACATATTATTTATTAAATCCTAAACATGAGTGTTTTTCTTTTAAGAAGAATGTAGCACTTATGACTTATGGTGATGATAATATATGCTCCGTTTCTAATTCTTGTCCATGGTATAATCATACCACTATTGCAGCGTCTTTTGCTACAATTGGTATTGGTTATACTATGGCAGATAAAGAAGCTGTTAGCATTCCTTATATAAATATAAAAGATGCATCCTTTCTAAAACGTAGATGGGTATTTAATAAGGAATTAGATCGTTATCTTGCTCCTCTCGAGCATGATTCGATCGAAAAGATGTTACTAATTTGGGTA